GACCACGAAGGGTTGATTTCCAAACAGGCAGCCATGAACCTGGCGGCGCCGGGAGAAGCCCCCATATCCGCGTGATTGTCGGCGCAGCGCATCCCCCGGACGTCGTTCAGTCTTTCCCGAACCGGGAACGACTGGGCAGGCAGCACAGGAGCAGCGGGCGCTTCTTCCCCCGGTGTACTGTCCACCGTAGTAATTTCTCCCTCTCTATTCCCTTTCTTTTCTTTTCCTTTCTTTTCGCTTTCCAACGAAGCTTCATTTGCTATCCAACGTTGGTTTCCTACGTCGGAACCAACGTTGGTTTCCGGTATAGGTTCCGGCGTTGGTTTCCGGCCTCCCTTACGTCCGTTGGCACGCGCGATTTCCCTTTTACGCTCAATCTCCCGCTGGGCGTCAGCAGGGTAAAAAGAAATGACAAGGTCGTCTCCGTCCCAGCGGAAAAGACCGCAGGACTCGGCCACCTCGGAAGCCATGACCCCGCAAGACTGCATCCAGCGGCGGTCTCCCCAAGACCGTGCCCCGGCAATCCGCCCCATATTCTCCTGGTCACAAGACCAGGCGATCAAAGAAAGCCACGTGGCCCGCTGGGTGGGATCAGCGCCTATGTACTCATTGGAGCGGATAACGTAGAGTGGTATATTGATGTATTCCATTATTCTATATCCCTTCCGTCTCTTTTGCTTCTACTCCAAATGCAGGTGAAAGCTGTATTTTTCTGCCTTGGACAGTATTGATTTTTAGCGGCTTCTGGATGTAAAGACACGCGGTCAAAAGGCACCTTTCAGCGGCGTAATTTGCTTCGGGGAAGTGTCCACTGTACCGAACTATCCGAACCCGTCCGCCAGGGAGGACATGCAACAAGCCCCATCGTTCCGGCAGGTCATTTTCCATGATGATCCCTGGCTCGCAGATGTAATAGCGTGCCTGCCCCATCCCATTCTGTGGATAAACGCGGAACGGCTTTTTGAGGTCTGCCCGGAAGTCGTTCAGGCTGGTTTTGGCCTCCACAAGAACACTTTTTTCCCCGCTGAACCCTATGGCGTCGGGATGTTCGTCCGTAACGATGCAGTTCGGTTCAGCAATCGCCACCCGGCAACGTTGGGAGCCCAGGAGCCATCGTTCAGCGATTTCGCACAGTTCACGGTGCGTCCTCGGTATTAAAGATGTTGGTTTACGTGCCATAATTAAAAAAGTGTCAGTTGGGGGTTGTAGTTCATCCACAGGCATTCAATCTTCTTGCCGCCCTGCGTATCGTGAGAAACCTTGCATTCCTTCCGCCAGCCGGAAAGATGCCTGGAATAAAGGTCGGAATCATAACCTGACAAGATAACCTTGCCTTTCAGCGTCTTGAGAAAGACAAGAAGCCGCTCATGGTCTTGCTGGTCGTACTCATGCGCGTACCTCACGCGGTTGCCCCGCGTTGACTGCACATAGGGAGGATCCACGTAGTGCAGCGTGTCCGGCGTATCGTACCGGGACATGACCTGCAGGGCGTCCATGTTGTTAATCTCGATATTCCGGCTTCGCAGCTCGGCGGCACATTCCCGAACGATTTCGGGATATTCCCTCCATGTTTGAGGATAGGGAGTTGTGCGGAGTAAGCCGTTACGCTTGAACCCCGGCTTGTGGATGCCTCCGCCGTAGGACATCATGGAGTTGACGGCAAATCGGAGAGCATCTTCAACAGGATCTTCAGCGATTTCAAATGACCGGGCATAGGCCGTTTGAGCGTAGGGCGTCAATTCCAACAAACTGGCCAGCCGTTCGGATTTTTCCGGATCCCTCAAAACTTCGAAGAAGTTCACCACCCGGTCATAAAGGTCGTTATAGACCTCCATCCAGGCGGGCTGTTTATTCAGCAACACCGCACCGGAACCACCAAAGGGTTCAACGTAGATTTTGTGCGCCGGAAAAAAGCTGATAATCCAAGGGGCGATTCTGTTCTTCCCTCCTAAATACCGGGCCAGAGCCCGTTTACGTAGTGCTCTCGTGTTCATTCTCCCTCCTTTCAAACACGATTTCCACTTGTCCGGCGCGTCCCAGGTCGTGAATCCGCTCAATCCCGGCGCAATCCAGCGTCCGGTCGTCAATCCCCAGGGCCTTGCAAGCTCCATCCAGATACGCCTTGCAGCGCGCCAGGCAATTATCCGCGTCCGGCTTCGGTCCCTTGAAAAACCAGACCACCCGGTAATGCGTCGGTTGCATCCTCCGGCCATTCAGGGCTTCACAAGTCCTGCCCCAGGCTATATTCCGGGCGCGGCTCTTGGCAGCCGTCTTTTTGTACCCGGCTACAACGGCCCCCCTCTGTGTGAGGGGAGTCTTGGCGTTGGGCGAAAGTTCCCGCGGCGTGTGGGGCAAGGTAATGGTTAGCGTGGTCATCATGCCTCACCTCCTTCCACTTCCTTCACGGATCCCTTCGTGGTTTTCGATTCGCCATACTCCGCCAGCAACTGCCGCAGCCATTCGCGGCTGGCCTTCGTGGTCGCCTTCGGATCCGCCGCTTTACGGGCCGCGTGAACCAGTCTGTCCAATTCCGTGATGCCGACCTTGCAGCACCCGGCAAACGCTTCCGCCGTCACCTCGTCCGGGAACTCGGCATTCAGTGCGGAAAACGCCCCGGAAGGATCCGTCACCGTGAAACTGGTTCGTCCGGGCGCCATCTCAAAACCGGGAATCAGGCCGGCGGCCACATCCTGTTCAAACCGGTAATCCACAGCAGCCGCCCATTTCTTTGCCGTCTTCGCCAGGTGGTAAGCCTGAACCTTCTCGGCAGGGGAAAACAGCTCCCACTTATCCCGGTCCGTAGCAATCAGGGAAGCCTGTTCCACCATGGACGCAGCTTCGTGGCACACCGCCCTGGCCCGGCAATACCGGCAGGCGGCCTCGCTGCAATAGCGCGGGGCGTCCGGGTCCATAGCTGCCCTGGCGACAGCAAGAGAATCCTGTTCGGCCTGGCTAATCGCCTCGTCATCGTAAAACGTAACAGATGCCGGACCAGCCACCCGTGGCTGGATGATAGCCGCGTAAATGCCATTGTAAATAATCCCCTCTTCATTGGCTTTTTGAGCCGCCAGCGGAACCAGGGCTTCAAGCTGACGGTTGGCCTCGGCGGAATCCACAGCCACGCGGCCAAACTTCCAATCCAGTACCAGAAGATCCGACCCAACTCTGAACAGTGCGTCCCACTGTCCGGAATACTCGCCCCCTTCAATCCAGTCGGACAAAAAACGGCGTTCTTCGGTGGATACAAGAGAAAAAAAAGCATCGGGATAATCCAGGATCTTCTCTTTCACACCATTCAGCAGACGCAGAGCACGTCCACAAAGCTCCACCTGCTCATGATTCAGCTCGGCAGACTCATACTCCCGGCTATTCAGAAAATCATGCCAGGAAAACTCCATTCCTTCTTCGGCTGCATCATCCTTCAAAAGAAGATACTCCATATAGCGGTGCAACAGCGTGCCTTCTGCGGCAGCCTCGGAACTCTCGTCGGGACAGGACTTCTCCATCGTAAACGAGCCTGGGCATAAAGCCAGACGTCCAAACGCAGACGCGGAGGGCAGCCCTTTACGTACATCTTCAACAGTATCGGTCATGTTGTCGTCTCCTTCCTATCCGATAAAGGGTTGCAGCTTGTCAGGATTGGCCGCCAGCTTTTCCTTCTGCTTGTCATTCAGTTCGTGCCATCCCTTCACCTTGTCGCCGCTGGCCTTCGCAATGGCTGCGTTCAGTTGCTCTTCCGTACAGGAAAGAGCCTCCATCAGCCGGATATGGGGAGGGGGAACTTCTACGTCGCCTTTGCCGGGAACCTCCGCGTCTCCCAGCTGCCGCGGGGAGTCAGCAACCTTCTCGGCTTCAACAACGTCACCCTTGGGCATCTCCCTGGACTTGAACAGCGGCGGTTTAATATCCGGCTGGCTCTTGCCGGCCATGTCCTCCGCTTCCCCCTCCACGCTCAAGCCCAGCAACGCTTCCGGGCACTCCGTCCGGGCGAAAAAAGCCGCAGCACGGTACTTGTACATCTGTTCTGGCATCGTCTGCCACTTCTTCCCCCATCCTTCGGCCTTCACCATCTCCGGGGTAATCCAGGTTCCGTAAACATTCTGCCCCGTTTTCAGCTGGGCACACATTCTCACCCCCTTCTGAAAATCCTCTTCATTACGGTACTCGAACCAAGTCGCCGAAAACTTCGGGCAGATATTCACAAGAGCAATGGCAAACTGTCCGGACCAGGACGGGCGGTTCTGAACCACGTAAAGATTCTGCATGATCATCAAAGGGTCCATCCGCAGCCGCAGGGCTGTATTCAGGGCGATGAAGCAAGAACCGGGGTTATTCTGGTAGGTGGTCGGCACCATGCTGGAAGATGCAAGCATCTCGGCGGCCTGCTTCGCCATCTGGAACTGTTCACTGTTGGCAAACGCTCCCAGTACGGACAGTTGCTGTCCTTGCTCTTGTAAAGTCAGGGATTCTGTTGTAGGGGTATTCATGTTATTGGTATTCACATTCATGTTATTGATAACAGGCCGGGGACCAGTTGGCGCTGGCCCCGGCCAACTCACTATCGGTCGATTTCTCCGGTGAAGGAGGATTTTGTACACAGGCACACGGCGCCGCGGTGAATCCGGTTCTCCGGCAAATCCTTTGCCAGCTTGTCGGCAATATCCTTAATCGCATTGCGTTCCGGGATGTCCGCGCGGACAAGCTGGTACACAAAATACAGCTTCCCATCAGCCAGGCGCACACGCAGACGCACCTTGATTTGATACGTGGTATCTCCTTCGGCACCCCGGATAACCGGAATCGCAATCGTGAACTCCGTGGGAACATTCAGTTCGCCGCTCTTGGAATCCACCGTTTCGTTATAAGTCAGCTTCGTTTCGCCGTCGGATGCCCGGTAGGCAGACTTAAACTCCACCTTGCGGTGCATGTCGAACTTGCTCGCCAACGTGAGCATTGCAGACGGGGTGGGCTCCATCACGTCCTTGCTGTTCTCTTCAAGGAATTCAACAAAATCCTTTTGAGACATAGCTTGTCCGTCGTATTTGGTCCAATTCTCCCACTCCACCGTCTTGTTGAGCTGCATGGTGGCTTGGTGGTCCCCCCATCCATTACCATCGGGGGAATAATAATTGAGCACGGCGCATACTTCTCTGTCGCTCACGTAAATCACGCTCCTGACGCCATTTTCGGCATCTTCCGCCTTCACGAAATCTGCCAGCGTTTCCAGGTCCAGCAGCTGAACACTGCCGGCCTTGCGAGGGGGCGTATTGCCCAGGCAATCCAGATGATACAGGGTATATCCATCCGGTACGACGGCGGCACGGCCATGCGCCACTTCCTGCACGCGAACGGCTGCCAGAGTATCTTCGTTCAAGTTATCCATATAATTTAATTCTATAATGTTTATGTTGTTATGTGGTTGTTGGGAACTTAGGCGCGCTTAGCTACCTTGGCGGGGACTCCGGCATCAACATCGGCAGCAGCCGGGAATGTTACCTTTACAGGAGCATCCAGGTCCAGTTTCCCCTGGGCGGGGTCGTCCGTATGCAGGGCGCCGGAGGTATCGGCAAACATAATGCGCGGGGCAATCGTCGGATCCGGGATGCTGGCCGTAACCTTCGGTTCAATCACCACCTGATTCACGCCGCCTTTGCGCTTCACGGACAGCTTAAGAGTCAGGGATCCATTATTCCCGGTTGCCAGCACGGCGGAAACAAGGCTGGTCATCTTGGTGTCCAAGGCTTCCAAAAGAGCCCCTTCGTTAATCTCGGAAAGTCCTTCGAAAAAGACATCTCCGGGTACTTGTCGTTTAGTTACTTCACTCATGATGCTATATCTATTGGTTATTGCTTTCCACGATCCGCGTGGGGCGGGACGGTTTTTCCAAGCCGTCAAAAGCTTTCATGGGAGTGGGAGACTCCGGGCAAAACCCGGAATGCGGGCTCTTGCCGGCCTGCAACTCGGCGTTATCCTGCTCTACCGCCAGCCAAAACAGGCACGCAGCGGAAAGACCAAAGGAGCAGGCCCCCAAGAACTTGAAAAAGGTATTCATGCCGCAGCCCCCTTTCTTCTTCTGCGCGGGGGAAGAATATTCATATCCACTCCATTCACTTGAGGCTTCTGTGCATGATCCTGCTGGTGGATATAGCGCCATACAGACAGGGCAGGGAACTCATAGGGGCATCCGGCGCTTCCTGTTCCGGGCAACGCCTGAATGCTGCCATCCTGGACAAGGGCAAGAATGCGCTCTCTTCCCCAGCCCGTCATGAACCTTACGTCATCCAAAGTGACAACTACCTTGCCGCGGAAGGCGGCAATCGCCTGCGCCTCGTCGGAATCAGGCAATAATCCCACGCTCGCCGCCTCCGGGGAGGAAGGCACAGGAGAAGAAGCAGCCTCCTTAAGCACCCTGGCTATGGTTTCCAGGGCCTCCGCCAGACTCTTCAACGTTTTTTCATTCGTGCTCATGTTCGGTTAATTAAAATGGCCGCCCGGACGGGTATGCCCCGCGCCTGCCAGACCGTATTATTCTTATCTACCGATTTGTGTATTTTGGTTTTTAGGCCCCACCTGGGCCGGGCGATTAGTTAAAGCTCGTGCCAGCCGAGCAGCTTCAATTCTTCGATCAGGGCTTCTTCCATAATTCAGTCGTCATCATGTCCGTCGGGATTGTCGCGCTGCGCGGATTTGCCTGAGCGACTCCGACTATCAAAAAGTCTTGAATGAACTTCGGCGGAAAGCTCATGACGGCGAACTGCCAGCTTGAACCACAGTCCTTCTGCAAAAACCAACAGTGTTCCTTCCAAGGACGGTACTTCTTCGAGTTCCTCCAGGACGGTAACAGGTTCGTAATTGGAACCGATAACAATGCCATTCTTGCCTCGTTCCATAATGGAGCCGTAGCTTTCGGTCTGAACGGTAAATATTTTCATGCCGTGGGCTTCTTGGGTTCGGGGTTGCTGGACTTCCTTTCTTCATCCTCCATCATGGACAGGATGGTTCCGGCTGCCTTGAGTGCGGCTTCTGCGCTGCTCTTCATGAGTTTTTTCATCTCATCAGTCTGGTTGGACAGACGGCTCAAGCTGCAAAGAAATGCCGCATGATCTGCCAGGTATTGAATGTGTTCGTTCATATTCATGCCGCGGGCTTCTTGGGGTTCTTCGGGCGGGACTAGCACACAACAACCTTCGGCAGTCTTTTGATGGCCTCAATCAATCCCGGCCTCGGCGTCCGCGTCCCCTTGCAAATCTGCCTGATCGTCTGGTCTGACACCTCAATCCCTTCCCTCACCAGCAAAGCCCTGGTCACGGAACTGTAATTATAGCCTTTGTCGTAAAGGTACTGCCGGGTTAACACAAACCCGGTATCATTATCGGTTTCCTGTTGAGTATTGTTCATCGTCTGGTATGCTGTTTCTGTTACAGATTCGGCGGTTTTGACGTCCTCGGTTGGACGTGCAATGTCGTTTACGGAAAAACAACTACGGTAATACAGATGAAAATGCAAGACAAAAATATCAGAAACACCGTATTCGCTAATCGTCTTCGCTCTTTTATGGCATCTAAATCTTTAACTCAAATGCAATTACAAGAAATGAGCGGGGTTTCTCAAGGTGCAATATCAGACTACCTAAAAGGAAAAAGCGAACCAAAGGCTGCGGCACTTTATCAGCTTTCCCGTATTTTTGGAGTCACCATGGATTGTCTTTGGGGAGTGGATAGTGACTCTGAAACCGACACACAAACAAACACCCTCCTGAAAGCTCAGCAGGAAATCACCCGCCTGAAAGCCAAACTGCGCTCCGCCCGCAAAACCTTGGAAGGCGCCTACTCTCTCGCTCTTGAAGCCCTCGAACTCGAAGAAGAAAAGGAGGATAAATAACTATGGGGAAAGAGAAATATAATGTCTTCCTTAGTTGGGCAGGAACTGATAGTTTAAGCCATCGTATAGCTAATATTTTGCTTGATATCTTACCGGAAATTCACCCAGAGTTCAAACCATTCATCAGCAATGAAATATCAAAAGGACAACCGGGCTTCACCGCTATTCATAATGCCATGAATCAAGTAAAAGCCGGAATTGTTTGTGTCACTGAAAGATCTCAACACCAACCATGGCTCTTGTATGAACTTGGCTACCTCCACGCAAAAACAGGTGCAGTGTGCCCATTATTGATTGGGTTAGACTCCCCAATTCCTCCTATTAACTCCATTCAATACACCACCTTGGTTAAGGATGATTTTGTGAAAATGATTCGAACTGTTACCCAAAAATGTGAATTAAATGATAGTTCAATAGAGAAAAGAATAAATTCGCAATGGTGCGACATTTATAACAAAATTCATCAAGCTATTCAACTTTTCAAAACGGAAGAGCAACATCGGAAACAACAAGAATCCGTTTCCGATTTTTCTGATAGAGAAAAACCGACGACAAAAACGATAAACGATGTTTTGATGTGGAAAAAAGTTGATGAAATAACTTTCCCTTATTATAAAAAAATCATCAATTGGAAAGAAGGTAAATCCAATCAATGGATTGATGCCTATGTCTCAGAACCTTTCGTAGACAATGCTTCACGCCTGTATCTTACTCCATTATTACTGCACTATACGCTTTTTGAACCTTACAAGGAAGATAATTATAAACTTTTCTTTCTGAATAAAAAAGGCGATGTTCTGGAATATGAATACGAAATGAGTGATTATAAGAGATCCATTCTCAAAACATTTTACAAACAACATCTTAAAGAAATTAATAATGTTCTGGCCTCATTCCCTTTCTCTCCAGAGGAAGAAGCCAAACGCAAACAACAAGAAAAAGAAAAAGAAAATGAAAATGAAAGAAAAAAACTAGCTCGATTCCGTCGAGCGCGACTTCTCGTTCCAGAATTATCTCCTTTCACTGACGTTATGTTAGACAATATTTTTGGTATCTATTTCTATATGGACGACCATTTGGATGAATTAAATGATTCAGATTTTAAGAAACATATTCTAAAAATAATAAAACAATTTGAGAATGCAATAAAGCAAAAATGATTGAACCCCGACTTCGGAGACATCGAACCCATGGACGGCGGCAAAATCTCCGGCATCTATGTGGAAACCCTGAACAGGTGGGAGAAAGCTTGACAAACGCCGGCTTGACAAATCCGGAGGAAAGGGCATAGTAAAGACGCAACAGGTCAATGTAGTCTCAATCATTGATTCCTTTCCAAAACATTGGCCCCGGCTGTTCCAGCAGCCGGGGCCTTTTGTTAGCTGAACAGAACTATCAGAAGCTCAATCAGCCGTTGCAACAGGTCAATATATTTGATCAAGTCATTGTTAATTCCTTTCTACTGACGTCAGGGCTCATTCCCTGCCGCTCCGGATCAACCGGCGGGCACATCATACATGTCCAGGTTTTATAATCAAGCTTGCCATCCGGAGCACATCCTGTACATTTTTTCTGTCCGGGCAGAGTCGTTTCGTCTCGTTTGTCGCCATACTATGGCGGCAGCCTGGTCTTCCAGAAAAGCGCTCCTGTTCAGCCCTTGGTCTCCGGGTCAGGGGCTTTTTTGTCGCCACTCCCTACAAAAAATATACATTATCTGTTAGGAGAATAAAAAATGCAGACGTAACAAGCATAACATATATATCTTATGAAAACATATTGCATGCAGAACTAAAACATCTCAAACTGTATGGATATGAAGATAAAACACTTGCTGTTAGCTGGCTTCGCTCTCCTGGCCGTCTCGTGCACCACCCGTGTGGCGGACCTCACCGTCGCCTCCACCAAAAACATGGACCTGAAGCACACCGCCGGGTATACCACCACTTACAACGTCCGTTCTAAAGGGGAAGACAAAAAACATGTCATCATCTTCTTCCCAACAGGCATTCCTGACATGAAAGAAGCCATTGATAACGCCATTGAAAAAAATGGTCCCAACTGTGTTGGTCTCGCCAATGCTACGCTTGAACGGAAATGGTTTTATATACCCTTCATTTACGGGCAGGAATCCTTCGTTGCGGAAGGTGATCCCATCATGAGAAAAAATTAAACCCTCTCATGTTCTCTCAACAGAGACTGCTCTCTTGGGTAACGGTCACTCTTCTGGCCGTTACCCTTCCTCTTCTATCCTCCTGCTCCCTTCTTGTTCAAGGAAAGCAACCCGTTACCATCACTGCCTCGGAAAAAGACGCGGAAATTCGTGCGGACGGCGTTTATCTGGGGCAGGGCCAGGCTACGGCGCATCTCTCCAAAGGAGAAAGTCACACCATTACGGCCACCAAAGGAAACCGGACCGCTTGCGCCGCTATTAACTACAGCATATCCACCACAGGCATCCTTGACGCAGTGGGCGGATGTCTCCTTCTATTGCCTGCCGTCGGTCTGGCAAGTGATGGGGCCTGGAAACTGGATGCAACCCATATCTATCTCAAAATGCCATGAAAATAACCTCGCTTCTTCCCTTAATACTCATTTCTCTCACTTCCCTTGCAGGCGCGCACCCTGGCGGCCTGGACGCCAACGGCGGTCACTACAACCGCAAAACGGGGGAATACCACTACCACCGGAAACCAGCGGACAAACCGGCAGCGGAAGAAAAAACGTACTGGATCAGCTCAACGGGCAAGACCCATAACAAAAACTGCCGATATTATCGAGCTTGCAAAGGACATGCCAGTGATACGCCTAGCGGTGTGAATTGCAAGATTTGTGGCGGGGCTAATAAATAGTAATCTAATATCCCTCCTCCCCACCCTCCAGGGAGGAGGGCTTTTTACCGTCAATCCACCACATCCGCCACAGTCTTCACCGGATTCATCAGAGCAGCCCCCAGCGTCATATACTGCCCGGCAGTCTGAATCGTCTTATTCGCCATGCCGCTGGCAATCCCGCCTGCCGCGCCAAACACGCGTCCCAGCCGGATCACCTGCTTCATGTAATCCCCGGCTTCATGTCCGCCCTCCTGCATCATCTCGCCCAGCTTCCAGGCGGCATTCCAGCCTGAGCGGAAATCAATCAGGGCGCGGCCGGCGGAACCTGTGTACACCTTGGCCCCCAACAACTCGGAAAACAGCCACTCTACGGCTTCCCCTACCAGCGGCATCCCGGCAATAGGACCGGGCAGGGCAGCGAACAAGTCCCCCTGCCAATCGCGCTTCTCCCACTCCTCTTCATCATCCTTCATGTAATCCAGCATGGCGCCGATGATGGCGTTAAACGCCCCGTAGGCCAGCCATACCTTTCCAGC